CTACAATGTTTTTCTCTATTAAAGAGGAGGAAAAAGCAGATACGCTTGCTGAATTTGCTTCTAGAGAACGAGAAACAATGGAGGGTTTTTTTGACTGGATAAAAATACAGAATACCCGCGTAAAGGAACAGTGGGCAAAGCTAAACAAAGAAGAACTAAATAGCGAAGAGGAAACACTGGTTTCACAGTTAGTCAATGTTGAAGGGGCAGCTATATAATGGCACATGAAAAGGAATTATTTATTGATTCTTTTATCGAGGAAGCACTGGCAGGCAGAGCAAACTTCTCTGAGGATATAATAGATCAAGTTGCTACGGATGTTAAAGACGCATTTAAACAGCAACTAACCAGTGGTCCTCGTGGTGACTTTAGACTTAGGATGTCAAACATAGGCCGTCCTAAGTGCCAACTTTGGTTTGAAAAGAATAGCCCCGAAGACAAAGAACCTTTTAAACATAACTTTTTAATTAATATGTTGTTTGGTGGGATAATTGAAGCAGTGTTTAAGGGAGTACTTAGAGCCGCAGGTGTTCCCTTTAAAGATAACGATAAGGTAACATTAGACTTAGGTAATGGAACTAAAGTTAAAGGGGAGTACGACTTAGTGCTAGACAATAGAGTTGATGACGTAAAATCAACTACTCCTTATGGCTACGAGAAAAAGTTTTCTAGCTTCTATGACCTAAGCAGTTCAGATGACTTTGGCTATGTATCTCAATTGGCAGGGTATGCCACAGCATCAGGCCACGAGGTTGGCGGTTGGTGGATCATAAATAAACAAGATGGTAGATACAAATATCTTTCGGCAACGGAGGAGATGGACGTACCTGCTGAACTTGAAAAGATGAGGGCTACTGCAGATTATCTAAATAATGATATGCCCTTTGAAAGATGCTTTGAACCCGTACCTGAAATGTTTAGTAGAAAACTAACAGGAAATGTAGTGCTACATAAAACGTGTGGGTTCTGTTCATACAAAAAGAAGTGCTGGCCTGAATTACAGATTAGGGACTCCTTGCTATCTAAAGCAAAAGTAAAACCAGTGGCATACTACATAGAAATAAATTCACATAAAGAGGCAGCATAATGGTAAAAGTAAGCATAGAAGAAACAGAATATGATACAGATAATATGACGGAAGAACAAAAAGGTTTGACTGCAACTTTACATCAAGGACAAAAAGCAGAAGAAAAACTTAAAGAAGATCTTGAGTCTGCAAATTATGCAATCAAGTGTATTCAGGCAATGGGGAAAGCTCAAACTACTAGATTAAAGGCTCTTCTCGACGATGGTAAAAAAGAATAATAGTAAACGCAGACATAACTCTAGACGCTATCGAAGTGGTTTAGAAGAAACACTTGCTGACTACTTAACACATCACCAAAAAGAAGTACGCTACGAACTACTGAAGGTCCAATGGGAGGATCTTCGGTATCGTACCTACACACCTGACTTTCAGTTAGACAATGGCATCATATGTGAGGCTAAAGGATTGTTTGATAATGATGACAGGCGTAAGCATTTAGCTATTCAAAAGCAACACCCTGAACTAGATATACGTTTTGTATTTAGTAATGCCCAGGCTAAACTGTATAAAGGTTCTAAGACTCGTTACTCAGGATGGTGTGAGAAGAATAACTTTAAGTGGTCGCACAGAGTTATCCCTATAGAATGGCTAACAGAAAAAGGTAGGTGTACTTCTGCTACTGTGATAAAGTTAAAAACAAAAAGAAAGGATACATAATGGGATACACATTAGCAGACGATGAAGTTGCTCTTATACTTCGCCCAATACATTTTAATACTGAAGGAGAGTGGACTGGTTTAATATCTACAGGATTAGCTCTTGGCCCAGAAAATAAATTAGATAAAGATATAGTAACAGATCTTATTAGGTGTGCTACATTCCTGAGTGCCTTTTTAAGTATTGCTCACGAGTTCCCTGATGTTGTGTCAATAATAGAAGAGCGTAGAGATGAGATGATAGAGATGTTTGAACAAGATGCAGAAGAAGAAACAAACGGATTACCCGAAGTAGAAATAGAAACATCAGGGGGCAACGTAATAAAGTTTGGCCCGCTAACTAAAACAAAAGGCAACGCATGACAGACGATATGGTTAATCAACCTCCTCATTATAATCACGCTGGCATTGAGTGCATTGAGGCTATTGAAGCGGCACTTACTCCAGAGGAGTTTAGGGGATACTGCAAAGGTAACATTATTAAATATACTTGGCGTGAGGGGTATAAGAATGGCGATGAAGATTTAGATAAATCTGCTTGGTATACAAACAGAATACGTACCTATGAGGAACGAATGGCGGAAAAAAGATGAGCTACAGATCTTTCCATATATCTTTTGCAATGAAGGTAGACGAAGAGGGCAATGTCCTATCATTAGTAGAAGATGAACACGAGAGAGATGTTGAAGAAGTAATAGCAAATGCATTGCATGATATTGACGATGTAAGAATAGAAAAAATTAAAGTCAGGGGAAAAGACTATGGACGGTAACTATTTACCAACGGACTATCAATCTTTCATTCACAAATCACGCTACGCAAGATGGCTAGACACGGAGGGCCGCAGAGAAAGTTGGCACGAAACTGTATCACGTTACATTATTGAGTTAAGAAAAATAAATGGCCTAGATACAGACACAAGAAAAGAGTTGTATGACGCTATCATATCTCTGCAAGTAATGCCCTCTATGAGAGCTATGATGACAGCAGGACCTGCACTAGATCGAGACAATACAGCAGGGTATAATTGCAGTTACCTTCCAGTTGATGACCCCAAGAGTTTTGATGAAGCTATGTTTATACTACTGTGTGGTACAGGTGTAGGCTTTAGTGTTGAGCGTCAGTACATAAATGAACTACCAGAGATACCTAAGTTGTCTGATAGTGATACAACTATTATAGTTAAAGATAGTAAGGAAGGTTGGGCTAAAGCATTCAGACAAGTGATAGCTTTATTGTATGCAGGTGAGATACCTAAGTGGAATGTATCTAAGGTTAGACCTGCTGGTGCTAGACTTAAGACGTTTGGTGGTAGAGCATCAGGCCCTGCACCTTTGATTGATCTGTTTAACTTTACTATTGGTGTGTTTAAAATTGCACAGGGAAGAAAGTTAAACTCTATTGAGTGCCATGATTTAATGTGTAAGGTAGGTGAGGTTGTTGTAGTAGGTGGTGTACGTAGGTCAGCTATGATCTCACTATCTAATTTAACTGATGATAGGATGAGGCATGCAAAGGATGGGAAGTTCTGGGAACTAAATGGTCAACGTCAATTAGCTAACAACTCAGTATGTTACACTGAAAAACCTGATGAAACTGCTTTCATGGAAGAGTGGCTTTCATTGATAAGATCAAACAATGGTGAGCGTGGTATCTTTAATAGACAGGCAAGTAAAGTACAGGCTGCTAAGAATGATAGACGTGATCCTAACTATGACTTTGGAACTAACCCATGCAGTGAAATTATACTAAGACCATATCAATTCTGTAACCTTACTGAAGTAGTTGTGAGAGCAACAGATACTCTTGAAACTTTAGGGGAGAAGGTTAGGTATGCTACCATACTAGGTACAATACAATCTACTTATACTAAGTTTCCGTACCTGCGTAAGATATGGCAGAATAATACAGAAGAAGAAAGACTACTTGGTGTTAGCCTTACAGGTATTATGGATAACCCATTGATGACTTCTGTAAATAAAGGACTTGATAAAACACTAGAGCATTTAAAAAATATTGCTATTACTACCAATGCTAATTGGGCAGAGCGTTTAGGTATACCAGTATCTACTGCTATTACCTGTGTTAAACCTAGTGGTACAGTCAGTCAACTTGTAGACAGTGCATCAGGTATACATGCTAGGCATTCACCCTACTACATACGTACAGTACGGGCTGATAACAACGACCCTCTTACACAGTTTATGAAAGACCAGGGTATCCCCTTTGAACTGTGTGTAAGTAAGCCTGAAACTACTACAGTGTTCAGCTTCCCTGTACAAGCACCTAATAAAGCTGTTACAAGGAATGATATAACAGCCATTGATCAATTAAATATGTGGTTAATATATCAAAGACACTGGACAGAACACAAACCATCTGTTACAATATCAGTTAGGAAAGGAGAGTGGATACCAGTGCTTAATTTTGTACATCAAAACTTTGAT